CATGCGACCATTGCCGACCCACTAAAGGCGCAATATAACCGCTAGGCTCTATATATTCCCATTGCTCGCTAGGTATTCCACAGATAAACCAAGGCAATCCACTACCCTCACAAGCCACTAGATCAGCCTGAGAAGGCTTTGCGCTCATATTTGGATGGCTGTGTATAACTGCGACTATTTCGCCTGCTATATCGGCTTTCTCATAGTCTAGGGGATCTAAGATAAAGTTATCCGATCCTTTTGCTAGGTTTTTTGCAGGGCAATAAACTTGCTTACCATTCTTGATAATTACTAGCCCACAGGCTTCTCTAGGGCATTCTGCCTTTGCTTGCTCTACAAATTTAGCTTTTACTGTTTCTGAAAGGATCATTTTAAGAGAGAAGCTGCTGGGAAGCCCCCGAATGGCAATTCAGCAGAAGTACCAAATCGAATCTCACAGGAGCTTACTCGCTTTCCGCAAGCATCTTGAGCGAGTGTGCCTACCGCTACATCGCTAGTATTAAAGTAGTTTGTCCCTGTATATCCGCATTCTGCGCCCCTGTATTTCCAAGGGCAAATATTTTGGATAATCTGCCTTCTGGGCAATCGGACTCCCTGCACATCAAAGGAAGCAGATAGCTCAAACTCTACTACTGTTTTGCTTTCCCCAGTCTTTCGCTCGATGTAGAAAATATCATCAGGGAATTCTGCTGTAGGATCGGCATCAGGGTTTACCCCACCATCAAAATTAACCGCATCCAGATACTTCTGCATGGTGCGCTTTCTAGTTACCTTAGCGCCTAGCAGATCATCATAAGCCAAAACTAGCGCAGTAATAATGCCAGTAAGGTTAGAAACAATCATTTTAGGTCTAGGGATCTGTCCGCCTGTAGAAAACTCAAAGCCTGTTATCTGTACTGGATAGGGTAAATACTCTTGCCCTTGCCAAGTAACTGCCTGAGTAATCTCATTAGTGCCAGCATGAAAGTAGTAAACATCCCCACCAAAAGGAGCAGCATCAAGCTGAAATAGCTCGATGATCGCATTAGGGGCTAACTTTTGTAGCTCAGAAGAAATCTTTGTAGGGTAATTATCCAAGATCAAATACTTCCTCAAAACTGGCTGAGATATTGTAGCAATCGATTTCTACAATAGAAACATCCCAATCCCTGCAAATCCATTTACCAGCAGCGCCTAAAGGCGGAGTCCAGTTAAACCAGTCTGTGCCAGCTTCAGCAGTTAGAAAGGCATCAATAGCAGTAGCTTCTGTTTCAGTTCTACCATTAAAAGATAGATTCCAGATCCTAGGATTCTGATTTATGCCAAATTGCGCTCTCTGCTCATATCCATCACCGAATTTAATTGATAAAACAGCAGGCTTTTTCTTTAAAGCAGCGCCATAAGAAGGAATATAGGTAAATGTACTCATGCCAAGATACCGCCTGCTCTTTTCTGTTTAACTAATTCAGCCTTAACAACATTACCAATTAAGACTCCTAATTTATTTCCTTGATCGGCATCTACTGATCCATTTTGCATATTGACATTAACAGTAACATTGCCAACATTAGATCCGCTATTAGGAATAATCATCCCATCAGTAGAAGGCACAAAAGTTTCTGTACCGCGCTCGCCAACTAGATAAGCGCTGCCTGCATTTACTTGCCCACCGAATGCTCGCATACCGCCTGAATATGGTGTGCTGAAATCTGTTACAGGCGCAGCTCCACCAACTCTAGAGCCACCAAAGCCCCCAGTAAAGCCAGAAGTAAGAGCGCCAACAATAGGAGCGACAATGGCTTGCCTAATCATCAGCTTTGCAATATCAGAGAGAATAGAAGTAACCATAGAGCTAAATGCTTGAGCTGCTGTTTGACTACCGCTAATCATATTAAATAAGCCATCTTCCACACTTCTTAATGAGCTTGTTACTAAGCCATTAGAAAGATTTGCTAGGTTTCTGGACTCATTGCTGTATTTGGCTAAAGCTACTGCTGCGCCATATTCATAAGAGCCATTTAGGCGCTCTTGTGTTTCAAAATTCTCATTAGCTTGCGCTACTGCATTCTCATAGCCACCAGCTAAGATCGCAGCCTGCTCATTGTAATCCTTGAGCTTTAATCTGCCTTCTTCATATTGCTTAGTAATCTCTGATTGAGTATCTAAGAAAGTTTTAGTAATGGTAATAAGATCTGCCTGCTGTTTCTTCTCAGCATCAGTCATAAACATTCCAGCAATATCTAATTTAGCTTTTGCTGACATTTCAGATATAGATGCAGAAAATTTGCTATTTGCATCCTGCGCTCTGCCTAATCCTTTTGCATATTCTTTTGCTTGCCTTTCTATTTCAGCAAGATCGACAGGCAAAGGAGCTTTTTTAGTACCCTCTGGCTTAGGTACAGGCGGATTCATCAACTTATCTTTATTAAGAATAGTTTGAAGATCAATAAGAGTTTTCTTTTGTTTTTCTAAAGATTCTAGGCGCTCATCTCTAGATGCACCTAATGGAAAAGCCCAAGCATTTCTAACATTAGTAATTTCTTTTTCAATCGCCTTAAGCTGCTCATCATAATCAGTAGAGCGCAAGCCCATTGAGAGCATATCCATAAATCCTAAACCATTAGCCCTAGCTACTAAAAACTCTGTAGATAGGCGATTTAGATAGGGCATTATGTCATTAGCAATAGATTTTCCTAGCGCAGATCCTACAGTAGTTAATCTGGTTATATTGTCATTAAATATTTCTGCATTCTTAGCAGCATTAGTAGAGATAACTGCGCCAAATCTCTCTAGCTCATCTCCAGCTTCTTTAATTCCAGCAGATCCAGCATTAAGCAAAGGAATAAGATCAGCTCCAGCTCTACCAAAATATTGAACAGCTAATGCTGTTTTAGTAGCACTATCTTCATACATTGCAAACTTATCAGATATTTCAGCTAGAGCTTGACCGCTAGATTTAAGAGTGCCATCTGCATTCTTTACGGATATGCCCATTGCTGCAAAAGCATTGCGAGCTGTGCCAGTACCATTAGCAGCTTCTACCATTCCTTTGGAAAGTTTTACTAATCCTGCTTGTAATTGTCCAGAATCAACATCGGCTAACTTAGCAGCATACTGTAATTTAGAAAGCTCCTCGACTGATAAGCCAACTTTCTGAGCCATCTTGCCAGTAGCATCAGCAAGATCAATCTGAGTCTTAATAAAACCAGCAGCCGAACTAGCTCCATATAAGGCAGCAAGAGATCCTGCTGCTGTCTTAGCAAAAGAAGAAATTTGCTTGAAGTTTCTTTCAGCAGTATAAGAAGCCTTAGATAAAGCAGCAGTAAATTGTGCTGTTTCAGCAGTAAGAGAAACTACTAATGATCCTAGTGAGCCAGCCATTATTTATCTTTCCTCTTTACCCTGTGCGCAAATTGCGCTTTTATAACATCTGCTGCCTTTGCTTTTGGCGCTTCATCAACTCTGAAATATGCCAGCCATTCAGTAATTTCAGCGCTATCCATCCTTCTTAACATCTCTCCGACTGGCATACCCAACTTCAAAGCTAAATCAAAATAAAATCTTCTTTGTGGGCGGAGTTTTAGTTTTTTGTTAGATTATCTAATTCTTCTTCAGTTAATCTATTTAACTTCTGCGCTACCTTTACACATCGCTCAAGAGCATTCGCTGATTTCTGACCTAGCAAGGCAGCATCCTCATTAGAGAAGATTCTTTTACCATCTTCCCCAACAGCAGTAAAAGCAACTAACCTAGCCCGAATATTGTCTAGATTAGTGCCTTTAGTAGCTACTAGGCTTTGCTCCCAAGCATCTCGGCTTTCGCCTGTCATTAAGGAGATGTATATTTCGCCACCCCACTCAGGAACTTTTACTAACTCTTTCTTTACATCATTTGCTGCCAGTATTGCATCTCTGTTTAGGAGTGTCATTTTAGCTCGCTGTGATTGCGCCTGTGATTTCTAAAGTTACATTGGCTTCTACTACATTATCTACTGCGCCTGATACAGCAAAGCCAGTAACAAAAGCAGAAAAACTCCAAGTAGTAGAAGGGCTATCATCTGTGAAAACCATTTTAAAATTTGTTTCTGTGCGAGCTGCTCGCTTTGCTCTCAAAGCGATATGCTGGGCATTATCAGGAATGTAGTTAATAGTAAAACTTAACTGACCTTCATCTGCTAAACCCATGCGCTTCTCTTTAGCAGCAGAGCTTAAATCGGTTACATCAATAACCGCAGCCGAGCCACTTGGACCACTAAAGGTCTTAATTTCTGGAATGGTAGAAAATACTTCAGGAGAAGCTCCATTACCAATTTTGATTAACATCCCTTGTGCTTCTAAAGCTGCTGAACTCATAATTAACTCCTACCTAGTTTGCCATACATAATAATCCTGACTGATTCTATAAACACTCAAATCAGGCTCAAATAAATCTTGATCGGTCTGCATTGTAGATTTTACTACACCGCCTTCCATTGCACTTCTTACTGATTCTGCTAAAGATTTGCAAGCAGAATAAGTATTTGCATAAGTATCCACCTGAATCCGAACTAAATCAATAGTTGAACCGCCATCTAAAGTATTCTCAGGAGTCGATGAAATCCGAGAATAAACAATATAAGGCGCTACTACTTTCTCAGGCGCTACCAATGGATAAACCTTACCACTAGCCAAGCCAGATAGAGCTGCATAAATTGTAGTTTCTATAGTCATTTTTTAGCCAGTTTCTTTGCCTGAGTTTCAATAGCCTTGCCTAATCTTTGTTTAATTACATCTACAGCCTTAGATTTATTAGCTTCAAAAGAAGGTCTTAAAAATGGCTTTGCTTGCATTTTAGCAGTTCCGAACTCCAAAAAGCGCCAATAATATGCCTCACCCTGAGTTTTATATGTTTTTCCTACTCTGCCCTTCCTGCGATTATAGGCAGTATCTTTATACTGGGCTTTACCTTGGCGGATACCTACAAAGAAGGTTTCTCTGCCAGTAGCCGAATTGCGCCTACTTCTATAGCGATAAACAGCAGTTTTAAGATTGCCAGTTTCGCCTGTAGGTACTCTGCCCTTTACATCATCTACAATTACCTTAGCAGCAGCGCTTACTGCGCTCCTTAGTGGTCTAGCTTGTATTTCCTTTGGAAGCATCTCAAGAGCCTTTTGTAGCTCCCTCAATCCCTCTATTTTGACTGTCATCATGGCTTTTTGACCAATAGCTCTACACCATCAGCCCTGCCAATCTCAGCCATATACACAATGTCATAATCCACACCATCATAAGTAATTAAGGCAGTTTCATCGAAATCTTCCCTAAAGCGGATGCGGAATTTAAGAGTAGCTTCTGGAATAAA